TAGGTGTCGTTGGCATTGACTCCTGGGCCAATTCGGCGGCCAATAAATCCTTGAGTTTGTGTGTATTGTGGATTCTGAATTAACTGATCCAGAGTTGCAGATAAAAATTGTTTGTTGACTGGTGTTTGAAATATTTCTGGTAAAAATTCTACACTGCGTACTTGCTTGGCCATTAAATTACTCCACTGCCAGGTGCAGTCTGTAAATTAGTGCTGGTCAATGCAGTAATAACCTCTATGTCATTTACTGTGGCTCCATTAACAAAAATTTGATTTGGAGCCGATCTAATTTCGTATAGATCGCCAAAACTTTTTTGCACATCTAGTGGCACCAACACCACACTGCTGACAATGTCGCCAATGTTTTGATGAATGTATGCTGCCAGTTCACTGAAATAAAAGGTATCTCCAAAATTCCAGTTGTCAATATTGAAATAGGCATTCATATTAGACGCTACTAAATTTTTAATGGTGCTGACACTGGCAGTACTACCTGCAGCACGTATTACCTTGATTGTGGCTCGCAAGGCCGGATCTGCCTTTTGTCCAAACAAGGGTTGGAAGTCCACAGTGTTGAGAATCATGTTGTCGGATATCATTTTATATTCTTGCAGGCCCTGGTACGCTGTATTTAACTGATCAATTGTTGGGGCCGTTGGCTCGGCTACTGTGCCAGTGGTATCCTGTAACCAATTGATGTAGGCCGTGTGGTAGGCTGAGGTGACCAAATATATGTCAATGATGTTTGTGGATCCAGGATCAATTCTGCTGGTTAAAGGACTATTGTGACGATATTGAAAATACAGGTCCTGGCGTCCCACTTGTGCCAAATAATCATTGGTCACAGTTAATACAGGATTGTCAAGACTGTCCACGCCCAGGATATAAAATATTCCGGCACTGTAATCAATGTTGGTAATTTGTTGTGTTGGATTATAGGCATAAAAAACTTGACCGGGAATAAACTGTGTTTGAACAGCTTGAATATCAGTCAGGGTGGCATAATCGCTGTTGACTATACCTGATTCGATCAGCAGGTATCGTTGTAGATTATCAAAGTCTACAGTGGCTTGAAAAAACACCAATTTTTGTGTAGGGTCAATTGCAGGTGACACAATTTCATCAAAGAAATCTGGGTTTACCGGCGCTAGATCTCCACTGGTTCTATCAAAACTGACAACAACTTGAAAATCGTCAACCAGACCGTCGCTCAGCACCGGCTGATCAATGATGGTCAATATGTTGTCGGTACCCAGGGGAACTGCACTGTCGGCTTGGCTGTTGATCTTTAATATATTGATATAATCTCTAATCACGGTGCCAGTCCGACTGTCGTATATAGGATCACTGGTATAAAAGAAAAATCTAGTCTGCAACACGCTGCCAAAATAATATTCCAGAGATCTAGAAACTACTGTGTACTTGGATCCATCGTAGGTGGCCTGAATTAACCAACTAGCGTCAAGATTCAAGCCTGAAGTATTTTGTGCATTTGCCAGGCTAAAATTTGCACCCACATCAAGATTGCTGGAGGTAATCACGTACCAGGTGCTGGTAGTGTTGCTGTAGCCCAATCCAAAGTTTTGATTCAATGCAATCTGTGAAATTACACTTTGTTGCACACTAATTGGAATATCCGTGACTACCACTGGAATAACCTGCACTGGAATTGCACCAGTTGGCACAAAATTATTCAACACCACAGGGCCTAGGCCCGATGGCAAATTACCCAGACCTTGGGCAGTGCCTTCGAGATATACGGCCGTTGGACTGGCCCATATGGTGAGTTTTTCGTCTGGTTGTGTGGGTATACCGACTGCTAGTCTGTTGGTGGCTGTAAAATACTGGCCGGTGGGCGCTGCAAATTGTACCAGGCTGCCTTCTGTGATGTATCTGCCGGCATTGCTGGCATAGGTTCCAATGGGAGCTGGATTGCCTTGATCGTTAACAAAATAACCTGTAGTTTCGTTGGTAATTGCTGTGCTTTGATTCCATGTATAGTTCAGCACTGCCAAATTTGGTCTTGGAAAATTTGCATAGTAAAACTGTTGCAGTCCTGCTCTGATGGTCAGGGGATTGATTTGGTTGATTACTGCGTCTGAGATATCGTTGTTGGTCAGCCAACTAAACTGAAATGAATACAGGTTATCGGATTCGTACAAGGCACCATCACTGGCAAAAATGTTGGTGCTGGAATATTTTCCAGTACCGTCTACCAGGTCGAGGTATCTACTGGTGCCAATAGATGCACGATTGATAGCGGTACTTTTAAGTATGCTGGTGTATTGGGTGAAAGGAAAATTGTTGTAGTCCTCGCCATTGACCATGCGATTTTGTGTGTAGTACTGAGCAGGTGCACGTTGCTTGATTTCTTCAATGGTTTCGCGTGCCTGTGCATTTGTTACTGGTTCTGTAATGCCACACACAAATGTAATGGTTTCGATCTGTCCTGTGCGACTCACATAGCTGATGGGCACACTGACACTTTGCATTTCCACCGGATTGATAATGTAAGTCAGGCCATTGCTAGCACGAACATAAGTTCTAAATGTACCCACTGGTATGGTAGCAAACACTCCATCACCAAAATTCAAAGTGATCTGGTCATTGGTTCTACTGGTCACACTGTAGATATCTCTGGTGCCAGGCGCAAGTTGTTCTACTGCGGCAGCGTAGACACTTTGTACCTTTTCCCAGAGGCCTGCTACATTGCCTAGGTCGTCCAGTTGATACAACCAAACGTCAGTGTTGTTGATGCCTTCAATGTTGATGGCCACAGCACGATTGTCTATGCGTTCTGGCAAATTAAAGTCTTGATTCTGCAACACACCCTGTTTGAATAGGAAGAAAAATCCTGTGTTGCCACTAAGGAAGCCCTGCTGATCGTTGCGGAACAGCACGTTGAACTGACCATTGGGCAGGGGCGGAGGCTCATACACAAAATCCTCGCCAGCGGACGTGGCGGTGACCACTTCAAATGGCATGTTTACTGTGTCTACCGTAGCTGTGTAAGGTATCACTGGTAAAAATCCAGGAACCAGATTGATAGTGTATTCCTGGGTGTCTACTCCTAGGATGGTTTGTCGATTTGCCGGAGTGCCAAATTTTTGTGTGTTGGTCAAGGCAGCATTGATAATGGTAATAAATTGTTCTTGCCAGTCAAGGTTGGTAGGATCAGCCCAGTTGACTGTGAGATTGGCCAAATTGATGCCATTGTAGTCTATGAGATTTTCGGTGGTTGAGACAGAAAATACCTTGAGATATCCAGATGCTTCTGTGTTGCGTTTGGGAGTGTAACTGACCAGATTTGCCAGTTTAACTACCGAGTCTCTGCGTTCGGCTGTGTCTAGATAATTTTCACGTGTGTTTAGATCTGTACGAAAAGCCAGGCTTTGGCCCATAAAAGCCATGACATCCAACAGGGCAATAAATTCTGACGATTCAATGTAGTCATTGAATGTTTCTGGATAGTACAGGCGCAAATAATCAACAAAACTCTTGCGTAGGGTTTCAAAATCATAGCTTTGGAAATCTGCTTCACGATAGGTTTGATAGATTCGTTTCCAATCTTCAACACCAAAAATCGCAGTTTGTCTTGAGGTTGTGGCCATAGTTATTCCAATGTTAGAGTATTTATGGAACTAATAATGTGCTGTTATTTAGATAGTTAAACGTAAGTGGCTGTGCGCTGTTGTTGGTCAAAAAACAAGCTCAACTGTTGTGCAGTGGTGCTGGGTACTACTACCAGCCCTAACTGTATCAGTATGCCATTTTGTTGTGGAAATATCTCTAGCCCGCTGATGTAGATTCTAGGATCGCCGGCGCACACTCGCTGTATTTCTGCCGTAATAGCCTGTTGTGTTTCCTGAGTTTGATTTTCAAACAGGTAGTTCCATATCACAGTGCCGTATCCGGGTCGTCCAACTTTTTCGCCTTGTCTGATATTGAATGCATTCAGCAGGTCAATCTTGATCAAATCAAAATCCACAGCGGTGAATTTCTTGTTTTGACCTATGGTATTAAATCCTATAAATGTGGGCATGATGTATTTACTCTGTTAAACAATCGTGGTTGCAACTGTTCTGGCCTGGCCTGCCAGTGCGGTGACCTGGGTCTGTGCTTGTCCTGCCAGCGCTGTGGCCTGTCCTTGTGCTTGATTTAACAGGGCAGTACCTTGCCCTTGCAAATTTTTCAATATGCCTTGGGCTCTGCTGATGTCCAAGGCAGCCAGCAAGGATTTTGACTCGGCCACAATAGGACCAAAATTGGGGGTGGGTATCTTGGCACTACCAAATATTTTTGTAGTGGCCACGTCAATGCTGGCACGATCCACTGTGTTGGCAAATCCAGGTGCTTGTTGCACCGCTGCTACCAGTTTGTCACCCTGTGCCCGTAGCAGATCAAACTGTTCTCGTGCCTGGGTCAACAGAGCATCAGCCTGACCTTGTGCCTGTGTAATTAGAGCTTGCGCTTGTCCTTGTGCCTGTCCAATCAGAGCTTGTGCTTGTCCTGTGATTTGCCCTTGCAATTGCCCTGCTGCTGCAAGGGCACGTCCTTGTAGTTGCCCAGCCAATGTCGTTGCAAAGGCAGTAACACTGCCAACAGTAACATTGAGATTGGATAATCTATCCAGGCCGCTGGTCAATGTGCTGCTTGCTGTGGCAGCAAATTGTGATCCTTTGGCCAAAGTGTCCATAGCAGTTTTTACTGACGCTAGATTAGGAGTTATACCGGATGTTAGTGAGCCAAGACTAGGAATACCAGGAACAGCACTTTGAGATGCAGAGAGACCTTTTATACTTGTTAAATTGGAAGTAAGGTCCGTTAGTGCTGGCAAGTCCTTGGCCCATTGTGCGGTGAGTTGGGTGCCGTACTTGCTGCTATTTGTAACCAACGATGCTACTTGATTGTTTACACCGTTGGTAAGCGCGGTAGTTGCTGAGGTCAATTGTGGGTCTGTTCCTGTAAAAATTTGTCCTACTACTGCCGACACAGACTGTGCGGCTGGGGTAGTAATTACCCCAGCGGCCTGCAGACTGGCATATCCGTTGACCATGAGAGTGGCCTGAGCTGTGTGTTGTGCTTCGCTATTTGCAAGGAACTCTGCAAGGGTATTGATTCCATCAAGGCCAGTCCATATGCCTGGAGCACTCAACACGTCAATTAAATTGCTAGAACTATTTTGTAAAAACCGTTGCCAAGTTCCGGGCTTGACATAGCCAGCCATTTCCAGTTGTTGACAGTCTAATCCATATTGACCTACCCCAGTTTCGTTGGTAATGGCCGTTGCAGCCTGACCCACTGTACTGGCCACCTGGGCCATCAGTGCCAAGGTTTGACTGCTGGTTAAGGATCCTATGGCTGGTGCAGTAAAACCTGTGCTGTTTATCTCTGCTATGCTGGCCTGTGTGATGGGATTGGTCAAAGGCACATTGATCAAAGAGGGTATGTCAGCCACTGTGGGTAAACCGTTAACAATGGACAAAATAACCGTGTCGTCAACTCCGGCGGTGCCGCGGTCTAGTCTGCTGAGTTCAAACTTTGTGGCCACGGTTGCAAGTTCGGTTACACTTTGTCCAACTTCAAACTCAACCAATGCACCGGCGGCCACCTGGTTGTAAAAGATAAAATCAGCCTCGCTCTGTGTGGTGTTCACAGGTGCTTCCACAAGAAACCTTGAACCTGAAGGAAGAGTATATTTGAATTGTGACATATTAGGCTGTTTTGGTAATTGTTACTCCAGGCGGAACCGACGGAGTTGCCGGTGGTGGCGTGGGTGCTGGGCCTGCTAATTTGACTGATGTGGCCACACCTTGATTATGGTAAGGGTAAGGCTCATGTGTGGGTGCTCGAGTCACTATGCTATCTAGACCCGTGGGTTGCGCCACCCAACCCAGACTGGCATTGAATTCCACCTTGGGCAACAAGTATTTGGTTAACCCTGCGGGCGTAGCCACCTCCACTCTGGGTCCGCCATTGAGATTCAGTTTATCTCCATTAAAACTTAATGTAGAGCTGGCGGCCCAACTGCCCAACTGGCTCATCATGGCCAGGGTACCAGAAGTTTTTAGGCCAATGCCGGCTTGACTAAACAGGGTCAGTTGACCCTTGTTGCTTATGCCCATGTCTGCATCGCTCTGCATGGTAGTGCCCTTGTTGCTTTTCATGTTGATGCGGCCGCCAGCAAACATGTTAATGTCATCATCTGCATGTATATTTACAGTGCCCTGCGTGCGTAGATTTACACTGTTGGTAGTGTATACATCTAAGGTACCTTCTTGTCCAAGCTCAATGTAGGCTTGGCCATTGGCATGACAAATATACAAGCAATTGCCGTCGTCACTCATGGTGATCTGATGGCCTTTGCTGGTACGAATACGAACGAGATTATCTTTGCCATTGAGGTCACCGTCGTCCATGACCAAGGTATGTCCGCCGCGGCGAGCAATTACTTCGGTGGCTGTGGCTGGCTGATTGGACAGTGATTGACTGGTTACTCCTGCGTCTCCACCGGCTCCCCCACCAATGCCGCCTTGATAAATTGCCCGACCCGGAGTGCTGATTCCGTAGCAGCCGCTGGGACTTTCGCGCTGACTGGTACTGCCAATTGATCCACGTATAGGGTCATTGATCAAGCCCTGTTGGAATAGGACACCGGCCACATAGCTGTGCACCGGTTTGGGTTGATCAAAGTACTTGGGATTGTCAGCAATGGCTGTATTTGAATTGTTGATTTCCGTGACTGGCAAACGGGTGGATCCAGCAAAGTAGCTGGTCTGTGTTTCGTTCTGTGTGACTGCTTGACTCTTGGGTACGGACCCCACAGCCGGAATCATGTGTATGATGCCTTGATCCGGAATACAACCCACATAGTAGCCCTGATTGGGATCGCCGCCTACAAAGAAACACAAGACCTGCACACCTATGTCGGGTGGGGTAAACCACATGCCATAGCTTTGTGGATTGCCCTGTTCAAACGCACCAGTGCCAGCAGCAGCACCTGCAGGCGTTGCACCATAAAAAGGAGGACAGTAGTTCACTGTGCGCCACAGTGTGGGATCATCGGCGTTGGGGCCGCCAAACAATTCTATATAAACCTGTAATCGACCCGATCTAGTAGGATCCACGTTGTTGGTAACACGACCAATAAACGGACCCATTTCCGTGGGCATGCCGCCACGGTCCATCTTGTAGTTTCTTGGTTGTCCTGTGTTGCGGTTGATATTTTCGCCGGCCATTATGT